CATGATAATGATGTCCATGACCCCGGAGGAATTGGAACCGCATATTCAGGAATTATTAGGAGGTGGTCAGGGTGAAATGCCAGTTATGCAATAGCCCCATGTTAAGGGGAAAAGCTTCCTCTCATATAGAACTCGACCCGGAGGATATAACAAAAGCCTCTCTGGTCTTGGAAGGAGATTGGACATGTCATAATCCAGAATGTGCGAATAAGGATGTCATAGTCAAACATTCATCCAGCGACAAAAACGTTTCAATTAAAACAGACGTCAAGGAATTCGCCGGGAAGGTAATTGAAAAGCATTACGACCCGGATGAAGGAATGATTCTTGCAAGCAAATTAAGTGAAAGGGCGGTGAACAAAATTGATAAGGAAAACAAGTAAGGGCTTTCAGGTTAAAAGCGAGAGTGGAAAGAATTTAAGCAAGCCAAACCTGACAAAGGGCGAGTCGGAAAAACGACTCCAGCAGGTTGAATATTTCAAGCACAAAAAGTAAGATCCAAAAGGTCTTTTTTTATTACGCAGGAAAAGCGCAAAAATCCATAAGGAGGTTTGACAATGGCAGAAGAATTTACGTCTGTAAACGCAGACCAAACTGGTGTCGAAGGCCAGCAAGCTGTACAAAATACGTCCGTAGATGCGGGAACTGGAATCACAACCCAGGTACAGTCACCACAGGAAAATGCTGCATTTGCTGATATGCGCAGGAGGTTGGAGGCTACGGAATCCAAGACAAGCAAGCTTGAAAAGGATTATACGATATCCAAAAAGTATGGCGCGGAGTATGGAGTTTATTCAGAGGAAGATATTGCAGAAAAATACGTTTCCTATGGAATAACCACTCTCGAACAGCTGGAAGCGGCAATTGAGGAAGAAAAACAAAGAAAACAGAATCCGGGATTCGACCCTAAGGCAGTAGAACAGCTTATCCAAAAGCAATTAAGCGGTAATCCTGTTATCAAACAGACACAGGAATATTTCAATCAGGCGCGTATTGCACAGGAGAAAGTTGCGCTGCAAGGCAAGAAGTTTTTCAAGGAGCTTGAAGCGGATATTGACAAGGTAATCAAAGTAAACCCTAATCTGGCAGTGACAGATGTTTACAATTACCTGAAAGGTATCAAGGCAGATGAACTTTATGAAAACGCAGCCAAAACAGCAGCAGGTCAGGCAGTAGAAGACCAGATAAACCAATCCAAACGCAGCACGGAAACATTCACCGCGCCACCCGGCGAAACTGTAACGCTTGACTTTACAGCAACGGAAAAGGATTGGGCAGAAAGACGAGTCAAGCAAGGAACTTATAAAAATTTACAGGAAGCCTGGAGTTACCTGAGAGGTAAATCGGGCGTAAAAATGAGATAGGAGATGATACCATGATATTTACACCAGCAAAGAGAAGGGGCGGCGGTGCAATAGAAGCAAACGAATACTATATTGATACCGCAGCAGCAGTTGTCAAGGGTTCGCCTGTGGTTTTCACGGTTGGAGCCGGAATAACTGCTTATGATGCGACAGATGCAGATGACCCTATTTGGGGTATCGCAGCAGAGGATCACGATGGTTCAACGGCGGGAAGAGAATCGGGATATAAAATCCTTATATGGGATGATCCTGATATAGTGTTCAAGTGCATTCCAGCAACATTATCAACAGTTGACAGTGGAGATTCCACTTCATGGGTTGATGCAGAGTTTACCGGAGCCGATGACCTTTTCAACGGAGGACATATTGTAGTGGTAAGTACCAATAGCGTATCCGGCTTCAATGTCGGTGATGTGCTTGCAATAACAGACTTTGCAAATTCCGGCGGCGACTTCACGGTCACAGGCGCAGGAGGTACAATAGCGGCAGGTATAACGGGATATGTTTACCCGGGGCCTAAAGCGGGTAATTGTATAGCTTTTGATGCTATAGCAACTACCTTCAACAACCTCAACATGAAAAGCGCAGGCGGCGAAACATTTAAAATAGTTAACGTCGAATGGGATCCGGCCAAGAAAAGAGCCACGATTTATTTTATGATCAGGCTTCATCAGCAGTCGACCCATTACACCGCATTATAAGGAGGGATGAATAAATGGCAGAAATCAGTGAAAATTGGGTAGAGCTTTGCACTACCGATGTAAGGAAATGGGTGTCCGACACTTTGAATGATTTCAAATCAATGATAGCGAATTTCTATTCAAAAGACACCACGGACAGGCAGGAAGAATATGACGTATCTTTCAGCGGACTTGGGAACTTCCAGAGATTCACCGGAACCGCGATAAAAGACACTATGAAGGAAGAGTACAAGACAACTTATACCTTTCCTGAATATATGAATTCAATTGACATCAGAAGGAAACTGTGGGACGACCGCAGGGATAAAACAGTCATGAACATGGCACAGGAATTCGCGCTTTCCTACAAAAGGACCCTAGAAGAACACGCCGCAGAACTGTTCAACTACGCCTTTACGGCTACGGGAACATATTCAAGCGGAGATTTGACGGCAGGAGCAGACACAAAGGCACTGTGCGCGTCAGACCATCCATCAACAGCGGATTCGTCTTATTCCGGTGACAATCTTGAAACGTCCGCTTTCAGCCCGTCGGCAGTAGAGACAGACAGACAGAGATTCATGGAAACCACCGACGGAAGAGGCAATAAGTCAAGATTGAGAATGGATACAATACTTGTTCCTATTCCTTTGGAAGAGGACGGATGGGAACTTATTAATTCCAAAGGCAAGGTCGACACCGCAGACAACAACGATAATTTCCATAAAGGCCGGTACAAACTGGCGGTATGGGAGGAACTTACCGATGCCAACAACTGGTTTACAATGGAACAGGCTGCAATGAAAAGAGCCTTGACATGGTATACCAGGATACCGTATGAGACATGGAAAGAGTTTACAAAAGATTTACAGACTATCACCTATGGCGCATACGAAAGGCACGGTTGGGGATACAACGGATGGAGATTTTTGAGAGGCCATCAGGTAAGCTAAATTTATGAGGGGGAGCAAAATCCCCCTGTCACTTTGAAAGGAAGTGAGATAAATGAGTCACAGACAAAGACATTTTGGCGCAGGACACGCGACATTCGGCGAAGATACTTATGGAGTAGACCTAAAAGCTTTTGGCGACACCACAGGCAAATACGTCTTTTGGGATGCCTCAGCAGACACCTTGTATGTAGTTGGTACATTAAGCCTTGACGGTTCATTCAATGCCGGTAATACCGCATTGATTGACGCCGAGACTTTAACATTCGGCACTGGGTTGGATGTTGTCATACAGTGGGACGGCACAAACCTTATCATTGCCGCAGCAGCAGACGAAAGCCTGATAGAAATAGGCGATTCCGCATCTACACAGAAATCCTTTGATGTAAAGTGGTACGCCAACGAAGCAAGCGGGGCAAGTTATCTCTATCTTGACGCTTCCGCAAACCTCATTTACACAACCGGAGTTGATTTGCAATTCAAAGACAGTGACGTTTTGGTATTTGGAACCGGTTCAGGTGCAACCGGTGACATAGGCATTGCCTACGATGCAAACAGTTTGAACATTACGCCAACCGCAGCAAGTGACGCTTTGGAGATAGGCGCATCAGGTCACGTGTTGAATACCACGCTTTTAGGCACATTCACCGTAGGAGTAAATGACACCGGGTATGACGTAAAACTATACGGAGCTACGTCAGGCGTGTATATGTTATGGGATGAAAGCGAAGATACCTTGTCGCTTGTTGGAAAATACGCGCAGGGCGTATCGGGGACACCTGTTGTAAACGACACCGCAAGTACTAAATTTTTCCAACAGTATGTTGATTGTGGAGCTACATCCGGTGAATCCATAGGTACTTACCTTAGGCATTACACAACCGGAGCAGGGGGAAGTGGTGACGCCTTAAGGGCATTTGAAACAGTTAGCAATGTAGCTGCTGTAAATGCACGTGGAGCACACATATCATTAAGCTTTGATGCTACCGGAACGGTAACAGGTTCAGGTCAAGCATTGACCACTACTTTGCACATAGCAGACCAGGCAACGCAAGGCGGTACCTTATCAGCTATAACAGCTGAGATTTACGCAGATGGTGACACGTCCGACCCGGCAGGTTCGGTATTGTCATGTATACGTTTTTCTAACGCAGGTGGTACAGGAAAAGCAGACATTGACGATGATTGCGCTTTGCTGCATATTGACACAGGTTTTACGGATGGTACGGGAAATATGATTTATACTCATA